AATGCCAATCAGAGTTTAATCTGGGACGCAGTTAACAGCAAATTTGTACCAGGTGACAGTTTTAGTCAAAGCGACTTTGATACTGCATATGCGGCTAAAATTGCAACAGATACAACTTTTGGTGCCAGTGTTACAACTACTGACAACATCAAAAGCAGTGGTGGATTTATTATAAACAGTAGTACGATAAGTAATAGCTATACAATAGCAAACGGAGAAAACGCCATGAGTACTGGCCCAATTACACTGGGCGCAGGTGTTGTGGTAACATTAGATCCAGGATCAAGATGGGTGGTAGTATAAATGAGCAGTATTAGAGTAAGCGGAAACACAAGCGGATATTATGATTTAACTGTGCCTGATGTTGCAGGACAGAATACTATACCATTGGATCGTGTTGTCACAACAGATGCAAATGGCAACTTGGGCATCGGTACTATTGCCCCGACATTCGGTGCCGGTGGTTACGGTATAGAAGTCAAAGGAACTGGTCGCCCAACAGTTAGAGTTACAGAAGAAACAAACACACATGCTGTTCAATTATCAGCAACTGATGGTGCAGCTATTCTAGAGTCTAGATCTGCTAACATGGATTTAGTATTTGGTACTTCTGGTGTAGAAAAAATGCGTATTGATGACACTAATGGATATGTGCATATGAACAGTGCTAGTCAGATTAGACTTACACTGGGCAATGAAGGCACTCCAGGTACTAATACTGCTAACTGGATACGTGGTAATGCTGGATATTTACAATATAACGCCGCCAACAATGCACATACTTGGGAGGTTGGTGGTACCGAAAGAATGCGGTTACACCCAGGTGGGCAATTAGTAACACCACAAATACCAGCAGTAGTAGCATTATGTACAAATGGATTCAGTACTTCTTATAATGCCGGCACATCGCCATGGTATGATATAAACCCCTGGACACAGACAGCTTACAATAATGGCGGACATTTTAGTACAAGCACAGGTTTGTTTACTGCACCAGTGGCAGGATATTATCATGTATGCATTGCGTTAGAAGCCGTGGCAACTAGCGATAACTATGGTGTTTATATATTAAAAAATGGATCTAGCTATAGCGCCTATGTAAATGGTAGAATAATTGGTGGTAATCTTCGTGCCACTCCAAACCTCAGTGCTACAGTAGATTTAGCACAAAATGACACAATTGGTGTTCGAGTTTATATGAGCGGAACAAGTAGTCTTAGTTGGGACAACAACGGATATATGAGTATACACCTAGTAGGATAAACAAATAAATAAGAGTAAGAACTCAAAAGGAGAATAAAATTATGGCTACGATCTCAATCGAAGTTACAGACATTGAATTAAAATGTATGGAATATTGTGCAGCAAGTCCACAAGACTGGGCTGATAATGCAGTTACAAATCGTGCAAGAATTGCAGGAGATGAAATTGTATCACTAGTAGTTGCACATTGCAACGAAAATTCAATTGCACTGGCAGTTGGACGTGATGCGCAAATTCAACAAGCATTTGATTTAGAAGTTGTAAAAACCGCAGCTGAGCGCAATGCAGAAGCTGAAGCCGCAATGCCAGCAGAAGCATAACGGAAAAATAAATGACAACAGTAGTACTAGAACACCTACAACATGCCAACAGTGCTGGTCCTGACTTAACTATAGATGCAAATGGATTTATAGGTGTAGGTACAGTATCCCCAGTTAGGCCACTGTCAGTAGTAGCAACTGGAAATACTACGTCTGTTTTTGAACGAACAGATGGGGTATACGTACTGGAAATGAAAGGTTCTGGTACTACTAGTCCTGCCGCTTTTGGTATGAGCGGAAATGATCTAGTTGCACTTGTTAACAATAGTGAAAAATTACGTGTAGATAGTAACGGTGCTCTATTGTTAGGAACCACAACACGTAACGTTTATTATAACTCATCAACCCAATATGCGGCAACCGCAGTTATCAAAACAAATATTTCAAATGATGTAGCTGATTTAGTTATTACAAATGGAACTAATAATTTTGGTTCTACTATTGATTTTGCGAGAACAAATACCGCTGGGAATGACGTAAGATATGCTCTGATGGGCGGGATTGCTACGAGCAATGCTACTGGGACAGAAACTGGTTATTTAACTTTTAGAACTAAGGACTCAGCAGACAACAATATTGTAGAAAGAATGCGAATTGACAGTGCTGGGCGTGTGACCATGCCGTATCAGCCAGGGTTTAGGGCATTTCAGAATGCTGATTATACTCACCCAAGTGGTAATATTAATTTAAGTAGTGTATATGGCAGTGCTGGTTTGTGGACTAAAGATTTTGATAATCAAAATAATTTTAGTACCAGTACTGGACTGTTTACTGCTCCAGTTACTGGTATGTACAGTTTTTCTGCAGGACTTTTGGGTGCGTCAAATAACAGTAATATTAGTTATTTTAGTTGTGAATTTTTAGTTAATGGCAGTAGAAAAAGTATTCACTGGTTTGGTAATATAAAAAGCGGTAGTAGCAGTTACTCAGCAGCCAACAATGCATCTACATTTAAATTAGCGGCAGGCGATACGGTAGGAATACATTGCGAAATCAATGCAACTCAAATAATACATGGTACTAGTAGCGGTTCATACAGTTTCTTTAGCGGGCATTTAGTAGGATAAGACATGGCAACATCAATTACAAACACAAGCATAAGCACAGATACAATTAACGTAGATAACGGTGTTCTTTATGTTGATAATGTCAACAACCGTGTAGGTGTTGGTACTGCCAGTCCTACTGCCTCACTCCATGTTGCTGGAATTACTACACTATTTGACAGTGACACTTATGGTATACTGGAACTTAGAGTTGACAACAACGATGATCAAACTAACAATGACGGTATTATTAAAATTTCCACTGGCTCTGCATCATTAACTAAAGCAGAACTTAGATATGACGAAAGTGAAGACTTAGTACATTTAAGTTATGGTGATCACGGCAGAAACATCAGTATTAACAGTAGCGGCAATGTTGGTATTGGTACAGGCTCATCTAATCCTACTGCAAAACTAGACGTAGTAGGACAAGTAAGAGCACAATCATTTAATGGTGTTAGTACTGGAACTAGAAACTTATTAATTAACGGCGATATGCAAATTGCACAGCGCAGTACAGATGTTACATTGACATCTAACAGTTATCAATATCAAGCAATTGACAGATGGGGTAATTATTATTCAACAAACAGAGTAATCTCAACTTATGCAGATGTACCAGGTACCTGGGGAGGAACTGCATATAAAAATGTTATGAAAATAATACAAGGATCAACGATTCAAAACTTATATACTTTCCAATGGGTTGAAGAATTAGGATGGATGTTAAGATATAATACTCCGTTTAGTGTATCATTCAAGGCACGTGCCAATAGATCTGGTCAGATAGCAGTACAAATGAGATACGGAGATTTTGGCGCTGGATCATCATCCGTTAGTGATACGCTTGGTTATGCTGATATTACTACAAGTTGGCAAACAATTAAATATGAAAATATTACACACAACAGAAGTTATCGACATGCAGGACTTTGGTTGTGGGGAGATAGCATTTCGTTCACTAGTACTGGAGATTGGATTGAAATAACTGACGTTCAATTAGAGCTTGGACCAGTAGCTACACCATATGAGCAAAAAACAAGAGGTATGGAATTTTTAGCATGTCAAAGATACTATCAAAAATTAGAAGCATTACACCAGTCCGGAAGTGCATCTAGCGACCATGGTATTTTCATGGGACACGTTTGGGGATCAACTAATATATACTGGGTTCACCAGCTTAATGTTCCAATGAGATCAGGCCCAGTGCTTAAATTAGGACAAGCTGCTTCGAGTACTGGCATTTGGTACAGTGGTGGCTCAACAGCAACCACTACTTCAAGTTTCGGGATACAAAGTGCCAATGAAAACAGAGTAGAATTAGCTTGTGGATTAAGTGGCAGTCTTGTGCAAGGAAACGGTGCGTGGATGAGATTACAATCATCCGGCCACTGGGTAGCATTTGATGCGGAGCATATATAATGACAATATCCAATATAACAATTTCTCAAGATTTTATTACAGAACAAGATAGATCTATTAATGCAACATTAGATGATGAATTTTTTTCAGTATTAATTGATGATTATGAAAATTATTATCATAAACTTATAAGAAAAACAGTTCTTGATGAAGGATCACAGTGTTGTGATAATGAAGAAACATATAACAAAATATTACTAATGGCAAATAAATATCCTGTAGTTTTTTCAGATCCTGTATAATCGATAAATAAGTGTAATAACAATAGGATTATTACGCATGGCCATTGATAAGTTAAAAACCAGCAGTCTAGAAGACAACAGTGTCACAAGTCCCAAACTTGCACCCGGTGCAGTTACAGAGGACGATATCAGTGATAGTTCATTACCACTTAGTAAATTAAGTGAAGTTGATCTCAACATTGCACCTGAAGTACTGGAAATTCAAGTGTCAGCACCTGCTGCTGGGCAAGCAACTACTTGGTTGTGGACATGGTTAACCAGTAGCCTTCCATACGCTAGACGTACTATTACAAATTCACCTGAACTTCAGGTACCGCTTTACAAGCAAGGTACATATACAGTCAATAACTTTGCGGCATATGATCTATTTGATAGTATGACACAAACGCATAGTTTGTACCTCAAATGGATTGACGGAGCAGGAACAGATAACCTTGTATCCTGGGCAACAAGCACTGGCCCAGTAAGCGATACTCATCCAGATATCAATGGCGGTAACGCAACTGATGTACAGAGAATAAACATCAGTGTTCCAGCAACGATTACAGTACCTACATTAACACCTCCTTCAGTAAGTTATACAGTAGTTAACAACGGTGCTGGTGCATATACATTCAGTGGAGCTGCCAAAGGCGATAACCCTAACCTAGGCCCGTTCTATAGAGGCGGTACTTACACAATCAATATCACTGCAACTGGTCATCCATTCTACTTTACAACTGACAATGGTACTAATTTTGCGTCAGGTACTTACTTCGGTGAGTATACTGATGGCGTAACTGGATCAAGAACGGATTCAGGTACCATTACATTTACTGTACCAAATGACGCACCAGATACCCTATATTACCAGTGCGGTAATCACGGCGTTATGCGAGGTGCAATTACTGTCAAGAATTTAGCAGTTGAGACAAATATCAATGGCAACTACGTTGTCTATTTCCAGCACACACAGGAAGGTCACAAGACTCCAGTTGAATTAAGACCAATTCCATCATTAGTTAACCAAATGTGTCTTGTATATGATGCTGATAGTGGAAAGTTTGTTCCACAAGATTTGGCTACGTATGTAGAGAACACACCAAGTTTTGAGAACAAGATCCGTGAAGTGGCTGGTACAGCAGAATTGGTTGTTGAGGACGGTAGTGCCGTCATTGCCAAGGTTAACGTGTATGACGACAGCACCTACTTACCACTGGTTGGCAACAATCCAGGTGACCAGGCATTTGCAACAGATACCGATATCCTTTACATTTGGGACGGCTCTGCCTGGCAACAAGCTGGAGCAAGTAACAGTGATGATTTAACTGAAGGCACGACAAATTTATTTTATACAGATGCACGTGTAAACACATATCTTTCAAGTAATGGATATGATACTGCAACAAACATTGTTGCCACTATTACAGATTCGGCTCCCACAACTTTAGATACACTAAATGAATTGGCAGCCGCTTTAGGCGATGACCCTAATTTTGCTACAACAGTTACAAATAATATTGCAACAAAATTATCCAGTGCTGATTTTAATTCTACTGCTGATACTTGGTTGGGAACAAAAGATACTGACGATGTAACTGAAGGATCTTCAAATTTATATCATACCACTGCAAGAGTACAAGGTACTGCTATCAACGCTGGTAGTTTACGTGGTAGTGTTAACAACGCCACGGTGCAGTATGGAACTTCATATTCAGGAACACCAATACAGGGTAGTTTCTTCTTTGACAGTTTAAACCAGAAATTAAAAGTATATACAGGTAGTACGTTTGTTGACGCAGTACCTGCTGGTGCAGGTGGTGGAGGTGGTGGCGGAGAAACAGCCGCTAACGCAACATTCCGCAAATACACATACAGTATCACATCTGGTACAAACGCAGTTACTGGTGCAGATGACAACGCTGAAACACTTAGTTACGTAACAGACGGAACACAAAATGTAGAAGTGTATCGTAATGGTGTTAAAATGGTTGAAGGTGCAAGTAACGACTATGTTGCTACAACTGGAACCAGTGTTACTTTTACATATAATTTAGAATCTGGCGACACAGTAGACATTCAAGTGTATGAACTACTGACAAATGACGCCTTTTATCTTAAGACTGAAACTTATACACAGACTGAAGTTAATAGCCAAATTAGTACTGGGTTAAGCGGATACCTTCCACTTAGTGGCGGCACAATGACTGGTAACTTATATGTTAATACCAACATTGGTATTGGTACTAATAGTCCAGTAAACAATGAATGGAGTGGTGGTAGTAAATTTTTAACAATTGATGCAACTTCATCTAACGCATATGGTGTATTAAGTCTTAAAGGTGATAGAAATAGTACTGGCACTACTAGAGGGTTTCAGATTGGTGCAGGAGATGGAAACCTTTATCTTGCATATGATGATGTGGACAATAACCATAGAATAATAGTTTACCCAAGTGGTGATATTGGTATTGGTGAAGATGCAGGATTAGCACAAGGTGGTAATTATGGACAAAACGTACATATTCACAGTACTGGTACTGGTGCTAGTTTAAAACTAACTGATGTTTCTACTGGAGCTCAAACAACTAGCGGTTTTGAATTAATTACAACTGGGCTTGCTGCATATGTTTGGAACAGAGAAGTTTCCAAACTATCATTTGCAACAAGTAATTTAGAAAGAATGAAAATTGAAGCTAATGGTAAGATATCCATTGGTGCCGATGCTGACTTTACTCCCAGTGGTAGAGTACATATTAAAGGCGCAAACGGTGACCAACTAATATTAGATAATGGTGGCGAAAGATTTACTCAAATTAGCTTGCGTGAAAGTGATGCACAAAACGGTGCACTATGGTTAGATACTACTGACAATATGGTAGATCTTTTTGCAAATACCAGTCATGGAATTAGATTAAAAACTGGTGGAGATAATCCAAGATTAACAATTGCAGCAGATGGTAAAGTTGGTATAGGTACAGGCAGCCCTGCTTCAACACTTACAATCAACGGTTCATCGGTGACACTCACTGGTGCTGGTCTTGGTGTAAGAGCAGCATCTACCAGCTCAGGTCCAATTGTTGCACAAAGTCTAAATTATGAAACAGTGTTTAGCGTATTGCCATGGAGCAACGGTAGAACATATTTGAGCAGCGGAACATATTATGATACCGGTGCCTGGAGAGTCAAGACAAATAATGTAGGTGCTTGTTTGTTGTCAATAAGTGGTAATGATGGTTTACACTGGTATGGTGGAGATGGATCTGCAGACGGCGCATACGAGACTTATGCCGAAGACGTTCAGATTGTTTCAAGATATGGACTAGTTGTTAACAATGAACAAAGTTATAACACTGGATACGGCAGCGGTGCTAGAACAGATTTAACATCAACCAGTTGGGTCACTGTTAACATTGCCGGAACCTCTAGTACAGGTGATAGACATCCGTCAAGTAGTAATGTACTAAAATTTACTAAACTTGACAACGACAGTGATCTTCAAGTCAGTGTCAATTTCCCATACTATATGCCAAGTGCAGGTAGTGGTGTTGGTATCAGAATGAGAGTTAGTGGCGATGGCGGAAGCACATATGCTGCTGATTTATTAACAGAAGGCCCGGCACACGGTTGGGGTGCTGCAGGCTATGGTGGAGACCAGGCTGGGATTATCAACTACACCTGGAATACCGAAAGTGTCCTCAGTAACACTTTAACTGGACCAATTTATATCTATTTTGAAATGAGATGTTGGGGTAGTGACACAGCATATATAAATCAGTACCAAGCCAGCTATGCCAAGTACGGTTATATACACATCAAAGAAGTAAGTAGAAATCACGCATAGGAAAAAAAATGAATTTTGAACCAACAATTACAGATGCGCTTAAAGAACTAGGACAAACTAATTTTGTAGTTTCTGGTGTTCCTTTGGACGAAACTGAATTTAAACAAATGTTTCGACCAATAATTGGAGAAGATGAATTTGGTAGTGCTATATTAGACGCCAACCCAGAAAACTGGAGCATTACTTGGGCAGAAGTAAAAGCAAAATATGATGAACTAGTTTCTGCATATCCAATAAATTTACTAAGAACTGAAAGAAATAAACGCTTAACTGAAACTGATTGGTGGGAATTACCAAGCCAAGCACCAATGAGCGATGATAGGACTGTATACAGGCAAGCATTGAGAGATATAACAAATACATATACATCACTTGAAGATGTTGTATGGCCGGAGAAACCAGAATGACAACTAGAGCAAAAGAGATAAGTGATTTAGGTAATACTGGATACCTTGAAGTAGACAGTAATGGTAATGTTGGTATTGGGACGGCAAATCCTTTAGCACCATTACATGTTAATGGAAATATTGTTGTAGGTACTGGAGATGCCAATCAAAAAATATATTTAGAAGGTGCTGTTAACGATTTGAATATGTTACATCGTAGCACTTCAGAAAACGCTATTATTATGACATCACGTCATGCCATGGCGTTAATTATTGATAGTAATAACGACGACAGTGATACTGGTTTAGGTAATTTTAGTATTAGACGAAACGGTACTACTATTGCTGGATCAGCATCTTGCTTGGAAGTAGCACCTAATGGCAACGTGGGTATTGGTACTAATACACCAGATACTGTATTTCATGTAAATGCAGTAAATCCGCCCAGTGGTGTTGTGGCAAAATTTGTAAGTAATGGTAATCCATGGATACAAAGTGTGGGAAGTGGTGGATCTTGGCAAACAGGTGTAACAACTAATGGTTATGAATTTTATAACGATACTAATAGTTTATATAATGTTGTTATTTCTCCAACAGGTAAACTTGGTATTGGTACCAGAGAGCCTTCAAGTAAATTAAATGTTGTAGTTAGTGACAATGTTATAGAGGCAGAAATCGGCACAGTAAATAACGGTCATAAATTTACGTCACAAAGTGATGTGGGATATGATGGCTTTCAGATTTATCAACAACATGGAAATAACACAACTCGTAACTCATTTAGTGTACAAGACAACAGGTCAGGAAGTAAAAGCCCGGCTTTTGCTATAAGAGGTGACGGCAGAGTTTCTATTGGTGAAGTCACACCAATTAATAACAGTGCATTAACTATTGGTGGTTCATTTAATACAAGCTATAATAGTACAATTTATTTTGACAACAATTACACAGGTGGATCAGACGGATTTATATTAACTACAGACGATACCTGGACAATAAAAACAAATGCCGGACAAGGCGGTATGGCTATTGGTACAGGTACACCAGGTAGTGGTACTGTTAAGATTTACGTTGGTGACGACGGCACCATTACGATGGGTAAAAACGTAAACAGTTATGTAGCCACTAGTGGAGATAGTGGAACTGAATTACACGTTACTGGTCCTATTAGTTTTGGTCAAGGTAATACTAGTGAATGGAGTAAAGCAGGCCGTCGAGTTTTAGGGTGGTATTCAACAACATATCATAGTAGCGGAAGCTATACACATATTGAAACTGATCTGTGGGGAGGTGGTTCACCTTATGGACAATCGGAATATATCATGGGTGGATTTGAAATTCGTGGCTATAGATACGCAAGTCCAGGGCATAGTTTTGAAATGATCGGTTTCCATAACTGGGGTGGAAGTTTAGCTGCATATAATGTTGCAAGTATGGGCAACTGGTCAGCTGGATGTATTGCGTATGTTGGCAGTAATGGTTATGTATACGTAAGAGTACCCAATGGCGCATATTATGGATTTATAATTGACGTGTATCAATATGCCTGGTATCCAATTAGAGATATAAACGTTGTCAATATTCACCAAAATAGTACAGCAAATATGTAGGAATAAAAATGACATTAGAAGAAGCACAAACAGCAATAGACCAAATACCTTTTCCAGAAATGGCGGAAGGCGATATAGCTTGGTATCCTGGTCGTATAAAGAAAGATCAACCTCAAAGTGAATGGGGATATAGATTTATTAGACAGGAAGATGCATGGGTGCATCATCCAGTGGACTAAAAACTATCTAACCAATTTGGGAGATCATTAACATCACGTTTGCTCTCCCAGATTGTTTCTATTTTCTCAATCATATCAGGATTAGTCAATACTAAACGAGCACCTTGATGTAGCGGGCGTGGATACATACGCAAGTTCACCCAGGCATATCCTGCACTTTCTCCATTTGTATCCGGTGTAAATTCTTCAAAGGTGGTTACAACAAACGCATTGTATTCAAAACGCTGATCAGCACTGGTAAATTTGTGTAAGGGATATATTTTTTCAAAGTCCGGCAACATACCGATTTCTTCATTT